TTGTCAGTGGGCAAGAGATGACTGTTGATGACTTTGACAGTATTGGGTTCTGTATTAAACAGACCATTCATGAATCAGTTGGTGAGGCTGGTTTCTGTAAATTGTACAATGATGGAGAGACATTTGACAATTTATTAGATCCCAAGTCTGCTCTGCTGGCTTGTGGGTGGAGTAGGTCCCGTTCCATTGTTGGTGGTAAAAAGAAATTAATTCAGTTGGCTAAGTCGAAGGCTTACTCCTTACTGGCTGAAGGTCCGTCAAACCCCATCACTAGATCAATGGCACTGTGGGTCCTGAGATGCACTGAAAGCGTTAGGTTTCCAAAAATTAGTTCTACAGATAGTCCCTGGCACGTTAGACACCATTATGTTAAAATGAGTGAATTAATGTTAAGAACAAAGCCTCCAACTTTGTCCCAGCGCTCTTTCTTTGAAGATAAATTTGGAATAAGTCCTGAACTCCAATTACAAGTGGAGGAGTACTTCGACTCCTTAGATACAATTGGACCTATAACAAATCAATTGGTTAAACATATTGTTTATGATAGACATAATTGTTTTTGTTGGGATAGTTTGGTGTTTTTCGAATAAAACGGAGTGGGTATCTTCACTGTCCACGTTTGTGTTATCATGAAGAATAATAATAACAAACAAAAAGCAATTTCGACTACTTTTGCGAATTCATCTAAAGTGGTCAGTTCCGCTAGACCTAAATTAGCTCAAAAATCAGTAATAAGTAAACAAGGAAATTCTGCTAGTTCGATCCGAATTAGTCATTGCGAACCAATGTGCACTGTGCCTGGAAATACAGGTTTCAATATCGTGTACGCTGAAAGAATACAACCTGGACATTTCACTTGGCTTGGCAAGATTGCATCAGCTTTTGAGACATATCGATTGAATCGATTGTCTTTCAAGTATGTGCCATATTGCTCTGCAACAACAAGTGGGTCAGTCACTTTGTTCTGGGACCCAGATTCAAAGGACGCTGCACCTGTTGATGTAACATCAATGATGTCAAACAGATTTGTTTCATCTGCAAACACTTGGTCAGAATTCAGTTTGAAAATTAATGATATGGGAACACTCAATCCTGTGAATCGACATTATACAAGAATGTGGTCCACTGAAGAACCATATGACTCTAAAACATATGATACCGGTAAGGTCTTTGTTGTAACAAACGGAGGGACATCAGCATCATCTGTGGGTATGGTTTTCGTGGAGTATGATATCACCTTGTATGATCCACAGGTGTCTATTGAGTTGGGAGGTACTGTGTCATTTAGTACAGCATCAGGAGGGG